CTTGGGTGCCTCGTGGTACTTTGCGAGCTTCACCAAGGCGTCGTCGTCGCAGGTGAGGGTGTGTGTTTTGCCTTTCCTGCGGTACTGCTTAGGCAGGCCGAGTTTGTCGTACAGCAGCTCGGCGCAGTCCTTGTGCGACCGAGGGTTGAAGTACTTGTTGCCGCTGAGCTCCCGCAGCCGACGTAGGGGTTCCTCCAGGGCCTCGGACAGCCGTTTGGCCTCCTGCGCCACCAGGTCTTTGTCCACTGGCACGCCACGCAGCATCATACGGCGTACACAGTGTGCCGCCTTCATGACTGTGGCGAACAGGTCGACCATCCCCTCCTGCACAAGAAGGCGCTTGGCCACGTGCCAGGCCTGCAGCGTAACGTCCGCGTCCTTGCAGGCGTACACGTGCCGGTTGGTGTCGATTTCGTCCTTGTAGTAGGGGTAGCGCACCCAGTGGGAGTTGATGAAGCCCAGGTCGTGGGGCGCGGGGGACTCGAGGAGGTGGTGCGCCAGCATGACGTCGGCGTGGACGTCGATGAGCGGCGCACCCAGCTCGGCCAGGCGGAGTGAGTCAAACATGACGATGTTCTGCCCGACCCACCGGATAGGCCGTTTGAGTAGGCGCAGGAGCGGCACGAGGTACTCTTCCTCAAGGTCGATACACACCGCCGTGTGAGGTTCTGTGCTGAGGGCTACTTGGGTGATGGCTTTGAAGTCGAGGGAGGTTTCAAGGTCGAGTGCTACCTCCGCGCCGTCTGGGATGTTGCGGGTCCACTGGTCGAACCAAGTTGGGGACGGGTTGATGGTGTACGATAGTTGGGGCTCGACGTAGCTCTTGGCCCGCGTGACGGCGAAGCGGATGTCGTCGACGCAGAATCGCCACAGCGTCTGCTGCCTCATGATGAACGCTGGATGGAGCGTCGGTACAACCCTCTTGCCTTGCCACGTGAAGCACGACCCCCGCCAGTCGTGGATGCTTGCTCCTGGTTTGAAGAAGGCCAGGGCCTCAGATCCAAGGGGAACAATAACTCGAGGATTACACGCCTCGATCCGTCTGGCAAGGTCAGCATACGCAGCTGCCCGATTTGCGCTGGGAGGGATTTCGTTGTTTGGAGGCCTGTGTTGAAACACGTTGTCAATACGCAGCTCCGAGCGGAAAACTCCAGCTTCGAAGAGCCAGCGGTTGAGCACTCGTCCAGCACCACCAACAAACGGCTTTCCTTCACGGTCTTCTTCGGCGCCTGGGGCTTCTCCAATCAACATCACCTCCGCATGCGGCGGCCCATCGCCCGGTACGTGGTTGCTCCCCCAGGTGTCGTGGCAGGTGCACGTCATGGCAGTTCTGTCCTCTTCCACACGATGTAGCCCGAGCCGTAGTCCAGGGACACGTACTCCTCATCCATCCACACCACCTTGCCGTCCCTGCCATGTGGGTCACGTATCCACAGGTTGAGCGGCATTTTGTCGGCGATGGCGAGGATCACCTCCTTGCTCAGCATGTCGAACTCGGGTGGTGGGTCGACGTTCACCCACACATCGATGCACCTGTACCCGTCCGACTCGGCGTAGTACATCGGCTTGTGCAGCAGCTCACGCAGGATGTCCCTGCTGTCGTGTCTCAGACTTCGGCTAGGGCGAGGAATTCCGCCCTCGCCTCTGGCTTCTGCAGCAGGACTCCCCGCATTGCGCTGGTCACCACTGAACCCGATGTCTTCACCCCTCTCATTCTCATGCATAGATGCTCCCCCCGAACGATGCACCCAGCGCCCAGCGGCGTTGGGTTGATATTCTTCATCAGGGCGTCGGCGATATCATGAGTGATGCTCTCCTGCATAGCAGGTTTGTTCAGCACCGACTCCGCGATGCGGCACAGCTTGCTCAGCCCCACGACGCCGCCGTTGGGTACATACGCCACGCTGATGTCCAGGTGCACAGGTAGCAGGTGATGTGGACAGAGCGTCCAAGTCTGGTGGTGACGCATGATGATCATCTCATCGTACCGCTCCTCGTACACGGGTGGGAAGGTGAATTTCTTGTTGAACAGTTCCCTGTACAGCTCGAGCACACGCCAGGGAGTCTTGATGTAGTTACGGTCCTTGAGGTCCACGCCCAACCCCTCAAGAATCAACTGCACCCCGCCTATGATCTTGTGCTCGTTCACGACAGGTTGCTCCTCAACTTCTTGTACGTATTGTACTCCTCGAATGCGCCGATGGCGCGCCGCACGAGGAGCAGGTGCTCGTAGTACGTGGCGGCCCGTTGGAGATGGCCAATGATTTCCTCCAACGGCGTGTCGATGGGTGTGAAGGTGATCTTCATTTCCCTGGTACGCGTGTCCAGTTCCAGGGTGATGACGGTCTTGTCAGCGGGTTGTCCGTCGTTACCCATAGCAACCTCCTGCGTAGGCGTTCCTCTTCCACGACACGAAGGTTCTTGGCGGCGTCCATCATGAGGTACGGCTCGTCGCAGAAGAGACCCGCCCAGAAACATGGGTAGGTGGCCGCCTCCTCCCTCTCCTCTGGAGACAAGTGGGGTGCCCCCTCCCGGTGGATCCGCTCGCATGTCCAGCACCACGCGTAGGTCATCGTCCCCTCTCGTTGCCCCACATGCGGATGTGGAGCCTGTCACTGTATCGCCAACCCCGGTCGAGGCACGCCTGCGCGACCATTGGTGCCCTGCTGGCGACCTCCTCGGGCGTGCTGCCAAGCGGCATCAACCAGATGTGGGCGGGCCTCACTTCTCTCACCAGCTCGTCGACCTCGCGCACGTCCTCCTCGCTGCCGACGACGAATTTGAAGTGTGCACCCCGTGCAGCGAACCAACGCAGCGTGTCGAGGCGGATCCTGCGTGGGAGAGGGTCCGCCCCGTTGTTGCTGAGCTTGGGGCTCACCACGTACGTGGCCGGCATCCCCACCAACTCCTTTGGCAGGACGGTGCCGTTCGTCTCGAACTGGATGATGTGGTCTATGACGAACGGCACCAACGCCTCGTACAAGAGCCGTTGCTGCAGGAGCGGCTCGCCTCCTGTGATGACGACGATATCCCCCCTCGGTATGCGCAGGTTGCGTACGTCCACCTTCTGGTAGTGCACCGGGTGGCGCCACGTGTAGGTCGTGTCGCACCAGGTGCAATGCAGGTTGCAAAAGGCAAGGCGGATGAAGGTGGATGGGTAGCCTGCGTATGGGCCTTCCCCCTGTATGCTCCTGAATATTTCACTCACCAGGAGCGTACTCTGCATAACTGTCCTCCGTCTCCCACACGCGTACGCGTCTTACCCGGAACACGCTCATCCTGCCGGCGATCCAGGTGGCAAGGTATTCCGCCGTGGCGTTGCGCACGCCGAGGACGTCGTTGATGTTTCTGTGGTCGAGCAGGTCGAACACGTACTCGCGGAACCGCTTGCTGATCTCAGCGAAGTCCACGACCGCTCCCGTCTCCGGGTTTACGTCGCCGACCACCTCAACCTCCACCTTGTAGCTGTGGCCGTGCAGACGGCGGCACTTGTGGCCGAGAGGCCAGTCCTCAAGGGCGTGTGCCGCCTCGAAACGGAATACCTTGCCGACCCTCATGTCACGCCTCCTCGAACTCCGGGCACCACACTGCCTGCATCGTCAGCTTGCTCCGCTTCAAGCGGGACAGCGTGATGGTCTTGGGGCTGCCATCGGCCTTCTGCCAGAACCCCAGCTCGCAGTAGGCCAGGACGCCGCACTTCTGCTTGCAGTGGACGCAGTCGTGACAGCGCCTATCCTGCTGGGGCGTAATCGGAAACCCTTGCGAAGACGTCGGCGTCTGGGCAGTCATCTTTGGCCTGGTGCTTCTTGCAGAAGCGTTCGTGTTCGATCATGATGCGGAGCATTTTGCCCACGACCTCGCTGCGCTTGAACCCGTCTGGCCCGGGATACACCCCACAGGCGTTCACCAGGTCGCGGAGGCGCCACAAGGCCTGTGGTTTCAGGGACGTGTTGGTCCACACCCGTCGGTACTGGGTGCCGTCGTCGCTGATGACCTCGAACTCCCAGTACAGCAGCGGGCTGCCGTCCTTGGCCCTCTGCGGGTCGCACTTGACGACACGCGCCAGGTGCGGGCCCTCAGGCGGCCAGTCATTGGTTGGGATGTTGGTGAAATCAACTCGAACCTCGTCACCGAAGATCTCTCCGTTCACGCTTTGACCCCCTTTCCTGCCACCTCACTAGGAGGTGGAACATCGTGATGATCGCTAACACCCCCAGCACCGTCGCAAACGTGACGCACCCCTCCTTTCTCCACGAGGAGTTTCTCGAGCCGCTTGGGGTCCCTGAGGTCCACCTCGAGGGTGGTGAGGACCCCTCTGCGGTCTCGGCCTACGAAGATGTGGTGTGGCTCGCACACCAGTTCGCGTACCAAGCCGTTAGCCGTCTGCCGCCACCGCATGTGCCCAACGATGTCGTACAGTTTGGGAGTGTCGATGGGCAGCTCCTTGCCTGGCATGTCGGGCAGCCCCTGGTACACTTCCAACTCGGACTTGATGTACTGCTCGTGCGCGATCACGACTACGTTGATACCCTTGTCGCGTGCCAGGTTGCGCGTGTGGCGCAGGACGTTGCGGCAACGTTCAACGGTGAGGTACCACTCCGCCAACGTGGCTTGCTCCTTGCCGCCCCTGGCGGATCTCTCGAACACACGGGCCATCTCGCCCGCTGTGTCGATGACGATGGTGCAGTACTGGTATTCCTTGCCGTCGCTCAGTTTGATCGCCGGGAACCGTTGCGCCAGCTGCAGCAGGGTCAGGACGTCGCTGTACGACTCGGGGCTCGATACGAGGATGTCGTCCCGCAACAGCGACTGCACGCCTCCCTCGAAGTCCCAGATCCAGGGATGAGGGAAGCAGCTCGCCAGCGGCGTCTTGCCGCTGCCGCTCGGCCCGTAGATGAGCCACGTCGTGCCGCTGCTGCGCTTGGCCTCACCGCTCATCGTGTGCTTCATGTTTCCTCCCCTACTTCGGTGGCGCGGGGGGCAAGAGGTCAATACGCACGGTAACGACGTTCGAGGGGTCCGACTCGTTGCCGCTGGTGTCGACGGCCGTTGCCCATACGTCAGCCACCACGACGGCCCTCTGCACGACGGGAATCGTGATCGTCGTGGTAACGTGTCCCCCGCCCGTGGGCCTCGACGCAGGAACCGTCGTCGCGACGGACGGCGCCTGGTTCAGCAGCTTGACGTACACACGTGTCTCCTTGAGGTCATCGAGGGGCGTGCCGTCGGCGTTCGTGGTAGGTTCGTCGTAGTCCACCTGCACTTGGGCACCCTGCGGCGTGACTGTGATCGCGCTCGCAGCGCCAGCCAACGACACAACGGTCAGTAGAACGAGAGGCCATCTACGCATGTCCTTTCCTCCCCAGGGCGCGTTCTAGGATCTTCAGCTCCCTGTTTTCCCTCTGCCGGTAGAAGCCGTCCCTCACGAGCTGTTCGCGCACACCCGGTGCCTCAGCGCACAGCGTGTGGAAGGGGCACTTCTGGTTGTACGCGAAACAGGATTGTGTGTTCTTGCGCCACACGAGCTCAGGCGTGGTGTACATCTGTTCCTTCCTGGTAAGCTCCCAGATCTCCCACGCCGTATCACTCAGTTCTACCTCGAATTCACGCAGCAGCCAGTCGGGTGTCTGAACCACGTCGCGAACGTATTCGGGATACTTGGTTGCCCTCAGCAGACTGAGGAGGACGCCCCGTACGTCGATGCCTAGGCCTTTGACGAGCCACACGTACCCCACCGTCTGCGAGTCGAGCTGCAGGCGGCCCGCCCAGTTGTCGTAGATGACGCCTGTGGTCTTGTACTCGTGCACGTAACGCCCCAGGACGGGATGCTTGATGATGGCGTCGATGACACCGACGTAGTCGGCGATGTCGTTGACGCGGCGGCGCAGGGGCAACTCCACGGCCTCGATCTCAAAGTCCTCCGTCGCCCCCAGTTGCTGGATGTAGCCGCGGAGGAGTTCCTTGGCGGCCCGCTCCATCTCCGCGTACTTGGGCTCCTCCTGGGGCAGCATGCCTTCGGGGCGCTCGATGCGTACGGCCTCAACCGCTTGTTCCGCGTTGCGGGTCTTGGCCCACACGTACAGACCTTCGTGCACGGCCCTACCTCGCTCCATTGCGTCGCTGCGGCCTGGGTCGAGGTTGCGCCGATATGTCCAGTAGTACCGACGCGGGCACATGCGGTACACGTGCAGCGCACTGTGGTCAAGGACGATCATACGAGCGCCGGATCTGGGAGATCCGCCTCCGCGAAGCCCTTAGCCCGGATGACGCAGGACGGACACTTGCCGCACGGCTTCTCACCACCTGCGTAGCAGGACCAGGTGAGGTGCATCGGTGCGTTGAGTGCCTTCCCGAGCCGGATGATCTCCGACTTCTTGAGCGAGATCAGCGGCGTGCGGATGTTGACTGAGTGGCGCAGGCCGTTGGAGATGGCGGTCTCCATGTGGCGGATGAATTCGGGCCGGCAGTCTGGGTAACCAGAAAAGTCCACCGCGTTCATACCGCCCACGATGTCAGTCAGCCCTTCCGCGTCCGCTAAGGCCGCGGCATAGGCGAGGAAGATGATGTTGCGTCCTGGCACAAAAGTGGCCGACACGTTGTGGCCGAACTGGTCCTCCACTGTGGAATGTGCGGCCTCGGGGTCGAAGTCCGGCTTGAGAAGGTGGCCCACCTCTCCAGGCGTCATCCACCGGAGGTCTACGTCGATGACACGAAGTGGGATGTGGTAGTGGTCGGCGATGAGTTGGGCGTGATGCCACTCCTTGCGGTGGCGCTGCCCGTACGCGAACCAGAGAGCACACTTGACGGGCGGCCACGCCTCCACAGCGTACGCCGTGGCGACGCAGCTGTCCAGGCCACCGGATAGGAGGACGACTGTGCCTCTACGCTCCATGTCCACTTACCTCCCTCAGCTTGTAGACGAGGCACGCGATGTATGCCATTGCGTCGAGAAGCTCGTTGATGGCCTCGGTCGTCATGGGTTTCTTGAGGAACTCGAAGGGTGGATACGGGCTGCGCTCGAACCGTTGGAGCGAGTCCGCGTACACCTTCCCGATTTCGTACACTTCACGGGAGCGGAGGGAAGCATTCTTCACAGTATCGTCCGACTTCCTCGACCTCGATGGCCTGGTCGTCTTCCTCATTGTATGGCCCCCGCGTCACGAGGAAGACCGTGTCTCCCTCGCGGAATTCCTTCTGGCACGCTTGGCACTCCATTTGGTCCCTCCTGGGCAAAGGAGATGCCGCACGGCATCTCCCTACCTTGTTAGCTGATGCTCTCGATGTATTCCTCGAGGGACATCCCGTTGGCCTTCGCCTGCTCTCTGATCTTGGCCAGGATGGCCTTCTGCTTCTCCTGGTAGCGCTGGCGGTAGGCCTTGATCTTGTCCTTGTTGGCCTCGTAGTACGCCTTGCGCCGCTCGTAGATCTCGTCCTTGTGCGCTTCGAAGTAGGCCTTGCGGCGCTCGGCCTCCCGGGCCGCGAGCTCGGGGTTCTCCCGGCGCTTGGCCATGTACTGCTTGCGGTACTCCTTCTGCTTGCGCAGCCGCTCGAGTGCGCGCTGCACCTCCTCTGCCGTCGGCTCGAACGTCACGTCAGCCATTGTGTACCTCCTGCGGGGCAGCCGCCTCAGCTGGTTCCGCCTGCCCCGCCGTGACAGCGGACACCAGCTCCGCCACTTTGTGCGGGTTCTCGTGTAGGAGCCGCAAGAACTCGGTCCGGTCAGCTAGGTGGCGGACGGAGCGCCACTTGCTCACGACGTAGGTGACGATGTCCAGCCCCGTGACGTTGCTGAACCGGACGTAGAGCCCCTGCGGGGTGCGGACTACGCCGCCGCCTGCCTGAAACTTGGCCACCACCTCCCCTCCCAGCAGGGCGGCGAGCGCGTCCACAGGACGCTGCTTCGGTTCCTGACGAGGTAGCAATCCAGCCTCCTCCAGGAATGGGTCCACCTCCTCGGGCGTCATCACCGTGCGGAGGTGGCGCCACTGCCTGCCGCTTGGGCTGACCGCGGTCACGCCGTGGCTGACGTGGTACCGCATGTATTCGCCACGGACGTTGATGACGCCGCGGTACCCAACGTCCTCGATGACCTCGCCGCCTAAAGCCTTCGCCAACATCTGGGTGCGGCTCATGCTGAGATTATAGCGCCTGGTTCTCTGGAAATCAAGTTTTCTTCTGCCTCGGTTGTTGAGGGCTCGGAGCAGCTTTTCGTAGCTCATTCGATGAGCCTCAGCTCCTTGGCCTTGGCCACGAGCTCGCGGAGACGCTTGTTGCGCTCGCGCTGGTACTCACGTCGCCGGGCGCGGACCTCGGGCTTGGAGTTGTAGCGTCGCATGTACTCGCGGCGCTTCTGGTACTGCGCAATCGCCTTGCGCAACTCGGGGTCGGACTCGTCCTCGGGGTCGAGCCCTTCCCCCTCAATCGCGAGCAGGCACTCGTGGCAGATGCCGGTCTGCTCGTCGATTGCCTCCGGCGCCTTAATCTGCTCGCACACTCCGCACGTCATCTTCTCCAGCTCAGGCATCGTTGTCCCTCCTTTGACCTACCGCTTCCATGTCCGGAAGGTCACGATGGCCATCCAGATCACGAGCCCCGCTTGCAGGACGAGCACCCCGAGGGCAATCCCCAAGAGAAGATCGACCGCTTGCATTCTGTCACCCCCTCCACTCCTTGAATACCACGCGGGCAAGCTCGCTCGGGTGGGCGAGCCCCACGTAGTGGTTGTCAAACTTGTCGAAGACCGCGTACCACCCGCCGACGTCCGGCTCGACGTAGATCTGGTTGGGGAACCGGGCGGTGGTGATGAGGATCAGGTCACTCATATGAGTAGCCTCCTCGTGCTGACGATGAAGGGTTGGTCGTACCATGGCCGGTACCTGTCTATCTTGATATGGCCGACGACCCACCCTTCGATCTTGCGTTTGCCGACGTGGACCGTGACGTGTACGCCGAGGTTAGGCCGCCGGATGAACGGTCTGCGCTTCCTCATGGTCCCATCCCACGAACACGTTCACCGTTTTGGGTAGCGGCGTGGGGAGCGCCGTGCGCTCGATGTAGATGTTGCGCACGGGCAGCTCCTGTGTGGTCCTGTAGAGGACCCAGCCCCTGCCGACGCGGTGGCGCTCCAGTTTGACGTACAACTTGGCCTTGAACTCAGCCACTCGTACCACCCCTCACCTTTATTATGTGCTACTGTACATTGGTAGTCAAGTTTTTGTTTGGCTCGTCATTAGAAGGTTTTACGCCCGCAACCCGCGCCGAGACGACGGTGGAACACGCCCTCAGCGCACACCCTGGGCTGCACACGTCCACAACGGTGCGACGGCCGTCCCAGTAGACCTCGAGGCGGCTGATGGGCCGCCTCGAGTCTCCGCACACATCGCACGCGAATACGGTGTACTTCATCACTTGACGTCCTTGAGCAGGGCGAGGAACTCCTCGGCGGCCTCGACCGTCTCCGTGGGCAGGTCGATGTCCTTCTCGAGGATAGCGTCCACTACCTCGTCGATGCTGCTGCTGGGGTTGATCATGTCAGTTCCTCCCTGCGTCTCTGGGGTCGTTCGAGATCCACTTGCGTGTGCCGACGGGTCGCCACCTCACCGGCCCGACGACGACGGTGGGGTCGAAGCCGGCGAAGTAGTCGAACAAGGCGTCGTACACGTGCCAGTACGTCAGCTCCCTGTCGTGCGCGGCCCGGATTGTCAGCCGGACTTCCACTGGTGTCTTCCTCATGGTTGTGTCTCCTCTTCCGGCGAGAGGTCCTCCTCCGTGTCGGCGTCCTCGAGCACGGCCGTTACCTCCCACGGCGTGTGCCGCAGGAGACGGGCGAGGGAGAGGACGACCTCGCGCAGCTTGTCCTTGGTCGCCACGGGACCGCTCATGTACACTGCTCCGATGACCCTTTCCTCATACATCGCGGTCGAACCTCCTTTCTGCGTACCGCTTGGGGTCGTAGGCCCGGAGGGCCTCTTTGATGAACGAGGTCCACACGTCCATGTCGATGAAGCCGTCGTCGAGCGTGAGGTCGAGGAGGTTCTCGAGTTCGGCGCAGATCCGCTCCTTTTCCACGGCTACCCCCTTTCGTAGGCCTCGACGAACTCGCCGAAGTACGACCACCAGAGGTCGTACGGTGTACGGCGGTCGCGGAGGCGGTTAAGGATTGCGTGCAGCTTGATGTTTGTCTCGTACGGTAGGCCGTCGCGTACGGCTTTCGCGTACGCGGCTTCAAGTCGAAGAAGGACGGCCTCGCGGTCTCCGCGGAAGGTTGTTTCCTTCCGCGGTTGCGGTTGGTATCGCTGTTTCGGTACGGTTTCAGGATGTACGCTGTACATCCTGATACGCTCTTGTTGTATCATTCGCCGTAACGTTTGAGGTCTGATCATATACCTGTATCCTTCGATAATAGAAAATATGTACGCAACCCGCGCCGACACGAAAGAAAACTTGATTTCGACATGACAACGGTGTACAATACATGCAGGAGGTGAGGCAGGTGGCACGCGGTGTGCGGGACAGTTGGAGTTTGTGGGGCAGGCCGTTGCCTGGGCCGAGCGGCAGGAGGTGGGTGTGCAGGTCGTGTGGCGAGGAGCAGTTGGCGGAGGAGGCGTTGCTGAGGACGGGTGCAAAGCAGGAGGGCGGCTGGTGCACGGAGTGTTTGATTGCGTGGGACGTGCGCAGGAAGTTGAGGGGGAGGAGGGAGAGGAAGTGGCGGTACTGGAACGATCCGGTTTACAGGAAGAGGGTGTTGGAGTACCATCGGCGGCGGACGTTCGAGGTTCGAGGAGGAGGCGACTATATATAAGGGTGGGGAGAGGAAGGAGGGAGAGAGAGAGAGAGAGAGAGAGACCCCCCCCCATATCCTCACCCTTATATATAGTCGCCTCCAGCTTGAAACTCGAACCCCCTCTGCGACCCATTTTGCCGCAACCCGCAGTGCCGCGTTATGCGGCAACCCGTTTGGGGTACCAGTAGGCAGACGGGTGGTTACCCCTGCCCAGCAACCACAAATTACCCCTCGTGGCGCACGGGGGTCTTACTGCGGTGGGGTGGTTCCGCGTTGTTTACGGGGTGCGGTTTCCGTGGCCCCGTCTGGTTACGGCCACATCGACCAGATCCGCCACGTGAACTCTACGTCCTCGTCGTGGTAGGACGTGTGGCCGCCCAGGAACGCCGCGAAGGCTTCCTCAACGTCCCGGTCGTCGGGACGGTGGTCGCACTCCGCGGCGGCGACCTCGTTGCCAGCCGGGAAGTGCTTGAGGCACTTCCGCGGCGTGACCGCGAGGCGCACCACGTAGGTCACCTCGACGATCGGCACCCTCCTCACCTCCTTTCTAGTTGGGGCAGGGCATGCCGATGTAGTTGCAGAAGGCGATGAACACCTCGTGCGGCGTCGGCTCGTGGTCGCACGAGGGGTCGTCCGCCGGGAGGTGCCGGAGGCACTTCCGCGGCAGGACGGGGATGTGGAACACGACCTCGATCTCGCGCATTGGTCACCTCCTTTCCTTGTGGAATGGAGGGGTGGAGCGGTGCACGACGCGCCGCTATACGTCGTGCACCGCCGCGGAAGGGGCGCTTACAGGAGGCCCAGCTCGCGGGCCTTCTTCAGCGCCTCCTTCTCCTGGAGCCAGCGCTTCCGGTTGTAGCCGGTGCGCTGCCTCCAGAGCCGGTTGTACTCCTGGCGGCGCAGGTAGTTCTGCACCGCCTTGAGCACCTCCGGCGGCACCTCCCGCTGGGGCGTGTCCGCCATGGCTGTCACCTCCTTTCTGGCGGAGGCTTAGACCGGACGGCGGCACTCCGGTCTAGCGCGGGTGTAGGACCCGACGCTGGTCGCCAACAATAAAAAAAGGAGGAGGACGTTAGTCCTCCTCCTCGTCCCAGCGCTCGACGAGGCGCCGCTGGGTCCAGCGGTAGGCCCGAGCGCGGAGCGCGGCGATCGCGTCGAACGCCTCGCCGCACTCCAGCTTGGCCTCGTAGACCCACAGCGTCCCGTCCGAGCACCGGATCTGCAGCAGGACGGAGTCCATACTGCACCTCCGGTTACGGGCGGGGGGGCCCGAGATAGAGCTCAGAGAGCTCGAAAATTAGTGCTCTCCAAACCCGTACCCAAAAACCTCAAGGTTCTAGCCCCCTGCCACGCGCCTCAAGAACAGTTGATTACCTCTTGTGCCTCAGGCTATACTATCACAAGGGCTATGGCACTGAGCGTTCGCCAGGAGGAAGCACTCAGCTTGCTGCTCACCGGTCTGCCCGCAGCCGAGGTGGCGCAGCGGCTGGGTACCAGTCCCAGCGTGGTGTACAGGTGGATGAAGGAGCCCCAGTTCGCCGCGGCGCTGGAGCAGGCGAAGGACCAGCTGCGGCAGCGCGTGATGGATGTCGTGGGCAACCGGCTCGCTGAGGAGGCGCCGCGCTCGCTCGACACCGTCGTGGCGCTGCGGGACGGAGCGAGGAGCGAGCGCACTCGACTGGCTGCGGCCCAGGACATTCTGGACAGGGCTGGGTTCAAGGCAGTGGAACGGGTGCACCAGCTGCACGAGCACATCCTGAGTCCCGAGTTCGCCGAGCTGATCCGGCGCGTGATGGAGGAGGACAGAAACGTCGTCGACGCCGACGTGGTCGGAGTTCAGGAACTTCCTGAGAGAACGCGCACTTCGTAGCCTGTACTTCTTCTGCAAGGTGGTACTAGGCTTCAAGGACATGACTCCCTCGCTGCACGGGGTCATGTGCCGTTACCTCGAAGACACACGTCGCAACCACAAGCTCATCGTCCTGCCCCGTGGTCACCTGAAGACGCACGTAGGCACCATCGGGTACTCGTTGTGGCGCATCGTGAAGGACCCCAACGTCCGCATCCTGGTGGCCGAGGCGTCGGCGAAGAACGCGTCCCACGTGGTGCGCAACATCGGGTCCATTATCCAGAGCAACCAGACGCTACGGTGGCTGTTCCCCGAGATTGTGCCGGAGCGGCTGCAGGACGTGAAGTGGACCGAGACCGAGATTGAGGTGCGGCGCACGCGGAACTTCCCCGAGAGCACCATTGAGGCTGTGGGTGTAGGCACCACGGTGACGGGTCGGCACTACGACATAATTATTGAGGACGACCTGGTTGCGCCGGAGGACGGCTTTGTGACCAACGAGCTGGTGCAGAAGGCGATTGAGTGGCACAAGCTGGCTACGGCGCTGTTCGTCAATCCCGCCAAGGGTGAGCAGATCGTGATTGGGACGCGGTGGTTGTACGACGACTTCATTGCGTACCTGTTCCAGAACGAGAAGTGGTTCCTGCCAGCCCTGTATAAGGGCGTGTACGAGAACGGCAAGCCGATTTGGCCCGAGCGGTTCACTCCAGAGGTGATCGATCGTATCCTCGAGCAGCAGGGACCCAGGATTTTCAGCTGCCAGTACATGAACGACCCTGTGCATGAGGACGCACGCAGCTTTGACCCCGCGTGGTTCAGGTTCTACACCGAGTGGCCGCCCAAGAAGCCCTACCGCTGTGTCACCGCGATTGACCCCGCCATCTCGCAGAAGAAGCACGGGGATTATAGCGCCATCGTGACGGTGGCACAGGACATCGACCTCAACAGGTACGTGGTGGACGCTAGACGGGGTCGGTGGGGTATTGATGAGTTGATCGACCAGGTGTTTGATGTGTACCGGCTGTATAAACCGGTGCGCATCGGCCTGGAGACGTTGGTGTTCCAGAAGGCGTTGATGTGGCCGTTCAGGGAGGCGATGCGCCGCGAGGACACCGTGCTCCCGATGGTGGAGCTGAGGCCATCGAGCCGTGTGTCCAAGGAGGCGCGCATCCAGGCTTTACACGAGTACTTCGCGAACGGCAGTCTGTGGTTGAACAAGGCGCACACGGATCTGCTGGCTGAGCTGCGTGGGTGGCCCGCCGTGGCGCACGACGACATGTTGGATGCGCTGGCGTACGCCATGCAGTTGTTGGTGAAGCCGCCGAAGGAGCCTCAGCCCGTTGGCGCGAATCCCTTCTCCTTCGAGGCATTGGAGAAGGAGCTACAGCTCAAGGCAACGCCGCCTGGCCCGTGGGTGTGGCATGGGCCCAATCCAGTACCCGTGCTGGGCGGTGTGAGGGTGCCGCAGACACCGGAAGAGATCCTGGAGTGGATGTATGCCAGCCGTCAGTAAGAAGCAGCGCAGGTTCTTTGGCATGGTGCACGCGGGCTTGATCCCCAAGCCGCCGGGTCTGACGGAGACCGAGGTGAGGGAGTTCGCGAAGACGAAGGAGAGGGGGCTGCCGAGGGCAGCGAGGGCGTCGGTCGAAGAGTTCCGACGCAGGAGGATGAGGTAATGCCGCACAGAGGGGGCCGGACGAGAGGGCCGAGGAGGGGGAGTTTGGCACGTGCTCTGTTGGAGGGCACGCAGGTCGCTAACCCACAGGGGTCGACGAGGGCCCCGAAGGAGCCGCGCGTCGGGACAGCCCGGCTGCGCGCAAGGATGGGGAGGGCGTAGAATGGCTGACAGCGCAACGCCGAAGTCGGGAAAGTTCGGATGGTCGCCGATCAGGTCGCCGAAGCAGGCCGAGAGCGAGGACGGGATCCCCGAGCCGACGGGGAAGACGCTGCCGTCCAGCGCGTCGAGGCCGAAGAAGTAGGGTGGCTGTGCATGCCTTGGTGCAGTCTCCGTTTCCACCGGTGCGCGCAGTGCATCGAGTGGCTGAGTGAGCGGCTAGAATGCCCGAGGATCTGAGCTTCTGGAAGGACCAGATCCAGAAGGCCAAGCAGTACCAGGACCATAAGGGCCGCCTGAAGAAATGGGAGCGGTACCGCAAGTGGTATCGCAACGAGTACCCGCCCGACGTGGTGAGCGTGAACAGGATTTTCGCCACAGGGCGGGCACTCGTGCCGCAGCTGTATTTCAAGGCGCCGACGATCGTGGTACGACCGCGCAAGCCGGGGTTCGAGCGGATGGCGAAGATCCTGGAGAGCGTGGACGCATGGCTGATCGACCACATCGGCTTCAAGCAGCAGATCAAGATGCTCATCCTCGACTCGTACATCGTCAACATCGGCGTGGGCAAGATCGGGTACCACACGATCTCCACCGAGCTGCCCACGCCGAGTGACGAGACGACGGAGGCGCTCGCGGACTTCCTGGGCGCACCGGTGCGTGAGTTGTCGGACGAGTTGGTGCGCAGGCGATGGTCGTACCACGATTACGTCAAGCCGGATTCTCCCTGGTTCCTGCGCGTGAGGCCGCAGGACATCCTCGTGCCGTGGGGTTTTGTGGACGAGCACGAGACGCCGTGGGTCGCGTTTCGCATTGTCAGGCCGCTGGAGGACGTGAAGCACGACCCGGTGTACCACAATGTGTCGAGGCTGCAGCCCAACGTGCGGCCACAGCTGGAGCTCACGGCGACGATTAGTCCCAATTTGCATGGGCAGCTGCAGGGGCAGGAGTTCGTGGAGTTGTTTGAGATTTGGGACAAGCGCGACGGCAAGGTGCGCGTGCTGTCGATGGACCACGACAAGTGGTTGCGCAACGAAGAGCACAACATGGACATCGTCGGCGCACCGTGCGTCGTGCTGAGGTTCAACCCGGACGGCGAGGATTTTTGGGGTGTGTCCGACGTCGAGCAGATTCATAAGCAGCAGTTGGAGTTGAATGAGAACCGGACACACGAGATTGAGACCAAACGGCTGGCCAACGTCAAGGGGATTGTGGACACCAACGTGATTCCCGAAGAGGAGCTGCAGAAGCTGGAGAAGGGCAAGCCCGGTCCGCTGGTGCGTTCCCAAGGGAGCCCCGCCGCAGCCTTCGCCGAGTGGAAACTGAACGTACCAGCGGACCTGTACCGCATCGACGAGATTATTGACAAGGATTTCCGGGAGATCATCGGGTTCAGCCGCAACCAGTCCGGCGAGTTCGAGGTGTCGCGGCGGACAGCGACTGAGGCGCAGATTGTGCGAGAGGCATTCCTGCTGCGTGCGGACGAGCGGCGGGACATGGTCGCGGACCTGATTGCGGAGACGTTTCGGGACAAGATCCACCCGCTCATTTTCCAGAACTGGAGTGCTGAGCGGGTCATCCAGGTGACTGCGTTGGGTGGGTGGGTCAAGTTTACGGGCGAACAGATTAGGGGGGACTACGACGTGGTTGTGATCCCGGACAGCGTGCTGCCACTGAGCAAGAAACAGGAGCAGCAGATGGCGGTGGAGGCGTTTACACTGTTCCGGGGCGACCCGCGAATCAGGCAGGAGGAACTGTACAGGCAGGTGCTGCAACGGTTCAGGGAGCTGATTCCCGATCCGGACATGTTGTTGGTGCCGGAGCAGGAAGTGCAGCGGGCCGCGTTGTTGCAGGCGCTGCAGCAGGGGGCGATGCAACGTGCGCGCACTGCGTGACTTCGAGTGCAGGGTGTGCGGTAAGGTGCGCGAGCTGATGGCGCACGAGTGGGAGTTCGTCCTGTGTTGTGGGATGGCCATGCGGCCGATCATCACGCTGGGTACGGTGCAGTGCCCCACGGACCGGCTGTGGCCGATGTGGCATCCAAATCTCGGGCACGAGCCCGTCGAGGTGAGAAGCTGGGGGCACTTCAATGCGCTCCTTCGGGAGCGGGGACTAAGCAATCCGCTTATGGATTAGCCGGGGAGGCTAGGGATGCCTGAGGAAGAGAAGAAGGAGCAGGAACAGCAGCAGCCAACGGTTACGCCCGAAGAGGTGGCCGAGCTGAAGAACCAGCTGAAGGCGGCGCAGGACCGCATCTCGCAGTACGAGCAGATGCTGCTCGACCCCGCGTACCTGGAGTTCCTCGCGACCCAGGGCATCGACACCAAGGGGAGGAAGGTAGAGCAGCAGCAAGTAGACCTGGACAACATGTCGCAGAAGGACCTGGTCGAGTACATCTTGGCCAGCGTCAAGGGTCTGATCAACGAGGCCATCACCCCCCTGAAGCAGGAGGCGACGGTAAATGCGGCGGTTGCCCAGGTGAAGGAGGCCGCGGCGAAGTACCCCGACTTTTGGGAGTACAGGGACGAGATGATCCGCCTGGCCAAGATGCATCCGTCGTTGACCGCGGAGGAGGCGTACCACCTGGCGAAGGCCAAGACGGCGAGCAGACCGAAGAGGCCGAGCAAGCCAGCGGAGACGCCGACGGGTGGTGCGCAGATGAAGCGGAAGCCGCCTGAGGGGTTCGAGGCGAAGTTCCTCGAGGCGTGGCGGGAGGCTGGTTTTTCGAAGGAGTAGTAAATGCCAGCACCAGCGTCGTTGACTGAGCAGTTTGACACACTGTATTCCACGACCTGGCAGCTGATGCGGGAAGAGGTCGTGGACAACATCTTCAACGCCACACCGTTTTGGTTCTGGCTGTCCAGCAGGCGAAGGGTCAGGCGCGAGACGGGTGGTCGTTGGATCGGTGTCCAGTTGATGTATGGCAAGAACACCACGGTGGCCACGCTGGGGCCGGGTGGCGTCGTGGACATCACGCCGCAGGACCCGATCACCACGGCGAGGTTCAACTGGAAGTGGCTCGCCGGTAGCGTGATCAGGTTGTACAGCGAGGACCACATGAACGCCGGGCAGCAGCAGATCATGAACCTGCTGCAGGCCAAACTGAAGAACCTCGAGCTGTCCATGATCGACAAGCTGGAGTCCATGGGGTTCGGGGACGGCACCGGCAACGGTGGGCTGGATTTCGACGGCCTGGGCAACCTCGTGAGCACCACCGCGGGCCTGAACGTGGGTGGCATCGACAGTACGCAGCAGACGTGGTGGGACAACAAGCGGAAGTCGTACGTCGCATCGAACGGCATCCGTAAGGAACTCACCACGATGTACAACAACGTGAGCATCGGCAACGACCACCCTACGTTGATCCTGACGACGCAGGCTGTGGTGGAGATGTACGAGGATACGCTCACTAACATCCTGCGCATCATGGACAATAGGTTCGGCGACGCGGGGTTCGAGGCGCTCGCGTTCAAGGGTGCCGCGATGACGTGGTCGCCGTCGTGTCCGGCTGGCAACGCGTACTTCCTCAACGAGCGGTACATGGAGTTGGTGGTCGAGTCCAACTCGGACTTCGTGATGACGGACTGGAAGCCCATCCCCAACCAGCTGGACCGCGTGGCGCAGGTAGTGCTGATGGCGAACTTGGTGGTGAGCAACCGGCGCATGCAGGGCGTGCTGACCGGGATTGCCTAAGGAGGTGGTAGGGTAATGCCACTGGCAATCAATACACCAGCGTTCGGGCACCTAATCTCGGGGCCCGGCATGAAGTTGACCTTCGCCGATGTCACCGCCACCACCAGGCAGTCGGGTCAGTTGGGCGCCGGCCAGAGCATCGGCAACCCGTCCGCCGCGTGGTGGTTCTTTGTGCAGATCTACCAGAAGGCCTTCACGGCTGGTTCGGGCTCCACGCAGACCGTGTACCTGGTGGAGGTGGCAGACGACTCGGGCTTCACGCAGAACGTGACGGGACAGTGGATCGTTCTGGGCCGGGCTGCGGGCCAGACGGGTTTCGGCATCGTGTTCGCACCCGGTGCGGCAAAGAGGTTCGTGGGTATTACGAGGGTGGCAAACGGGACTGACGCAGCGACGTACGACGCGATGATCTTCGCGGCATGACGGGTCAGGAGATCATCAACAAGGCCCTGATCGAGCTGGCGAGCGAAGGCACGCGCCCGCTGGAGACGGGGCGTACTCTGCAGCAGGAGCTGCAGGATGCGCTCAATGCCGTCGTGGTAGACGACTTGCCGACAAGGTGGCCGTTCAGCTACCTTGTCGGCGAGCCGCCCAGCACGGTGCCGACGCAGGTAGGCGTCAGCGTGTACGACCTGCCGGCGGGCATGATCGAGATCGTGGACGTGGTGCTGGATACTGGGGCCAGTGACAGCAGGGCCTTGGTCAAACGTTCGCTGCGTCGGTTCAGGCAGACGTGGGCAGCGATCGACTTCTTGCCCATGGACAAGCCCACGACGTGGGCACAAATCAACGAGGCGAAGTTCCAGGTCGCGCCTCGGCCTAACGCCGTGTACACGCTGAGGCTGACGGGTACCATCCGCCCAACACCGATCACCAATTTCGCCGCTGAGGTGACCGCCGTGCCTGCGAGGTGGCACCAGACGGTGGTTGTGTACGGTGTTGCGGCGATCGGGGCGTCGAAGTTGAGGGATCAGGAGGCATTCCGCAGGCTCGGCGGCTTGTACGAGATGGGCGTGCAGAGGATGATCGCGGAGGAGAAGCGCGACCTGGACATCATGTACGAGGCGCAAGCGTACCAAGCGGCGGCTAGGACGTTCAGCATCGAGTACTGGAAGTCGCCGTTTGCTAGGGAGGTGCGGTAGGTGGCGCTACCGAATAAGATCGACAGCGCGACACCGGCGGACACCGAGCTGCTGTCGCTTGGTGATGACCGCATTCGCGAACTGAAGCAAGCTATCCTCGACATCCTGGGCATCCCCGATAACGTCCTCATCAACAACGCCCTGTTCGAGGTCGTAGCCGAGGGCCTGCGGACGATCCTGCTGCGGGACGCTGGGACTGACCCCACCGTTGCGGGACAGCTTCGCCGTGTCGGCAACTCGCTGAGGTACCACGACGGTGCGGCGGCGAGGTCGATCGTGCCTTTCGCTCTGGAGCCGTACACCCAGGCCACTCTGCCACCGCCTGGCATCCCGGGGCGGCTGGCGCTGGTGACGGATGGTGGCGCGGCGGGGTCTATCCTCATTGACGACGGTGGCAGCTGGCGCTGCGATGCTGAGAAGAGTCAGAAAGTCATCGTCGTGACCTGCCCGCCGTATAACGCAGACCCCACGGGTACCACGGACTCAACTGCGGCATTTATTGCCGCTCATGACGCGCTCCCCCCGACCGGGGGCGTGATCTTTATTCCTGCCGGGACATACCTATTCAACCAGACATCCCACGCCAATCAGTTTACCATCACGAAATCTAACGTCACGGTGATGGGCGTAGGATGGGCGACGCAGCTTAAGTCGACGACTACGGGTCCCTTCGACGGCGTTCAGGGAATTATCTTCGTCCGCCCACAAGCCGGCACAACAGTCTCCAACATCCGCATCGCCAATCTCAGGATTACGGGACCGACCCCGAATACTGGGGCTGAGATTCCTGAAGATAACCTGCGGATGGGCGTGCTGATCGGCGATGGAACCGAGAACGGCGACATCACAGATGTTCTGGTTGAAGGGGTACTCGTTGAAAACATGAATGCGCCGGCGTTCGGAATTGATAGCGGGGCGACGACCGCTGTTCGTCGAATCAAATTTTCCCGATGCTGGGCTCGAGCGGGTAGGGGCGTTGGCTTTAACTCCTTCTCAGGCAGAGTTTTCGATCTCACGATCCAAGATTGCTTTGCGACAGACCTTGACGGCTTTGGTATGGAGATGGGTAACTCTGGCGGGATGAGCCTAATCGGCAACACCATTCTCCGCACGGGGCAGAGCGGCATTGGCATCGAGTACAACAACGAGATTAGTCCTATGCACTACGTGCTCATCCAGGGGAACTACATCGCCGATATCGGGACACCGGCGTATCCTGATGCGAGCGGTATTTCTCTGGGCCAGGCGGCGAATCCGGTAAACACCGCCATTATCGGCAATATCATCGCCCGCACCGGCGGCCACGGCATTGTCATAAACCTCTCTCCGAGCCGCATCACAATCAAGGACAACGTCATTGAAGATGTCGGCAGAAACGGAGTCTTCACGAACGGGATTACTGCTACGGGCACCATCACGGGCGCGCACATCGTTGGGAATACGATACGCCGCACCGGGGCGGGATACGCGCTGACGTATGGTGTTGCCCTAGCAGGTCCGGGGGATGCCAGCAATCTGGTAGCGTACAACGACGTTCAAGGGGCAACCATTGCGAAGATCGACGGAAACGCGCCCACGCGCCTTGTTCGCGGTACCCCACCATTGTTCAGCTTCAACTGGGGAGGCGTTGGGAATGTCGGAGCGGTTGAGACCGATCTCATGAGTCTCACCCTCCCCGCTCGTGCCCTTGATACTGACAGACAGACGGTGCGGATCACGGCCTGGGGCCGCACAGCAGCCAATGCGAACACGAAACGTGTTAGGCTCTACGTTGGTGACGCCATGCTCCTCGATACCACGGCCATTGCGGCCAACGACAAAGCCTGGAGACTCAGTGCCCTATACACCCGGGTGAACTATGCTACGGGTAGTTCCGTCGCCTGGGGGGACTTCAACGGGGCGTTGATCCAAACCAACACCATTCCAACCATCGGCGGACGGGACTTTACCGTGCCGATCGTTGTAAAACTGACCGGGCAGGGCATCGCAGACAATGACGTGATTCAGGACGGAATGATGATTGAGTTTTTAGACACCCATTAACGTTAGGAGAACAAGTGAGGAGCTGAGCACATGGCACTGCCGAATAAGATCGACAGCGCAACGCCGTCGGGGACCGAGGCGCTGGCCCTCGGCGACGATCGCATTCGCGAGCTGAAGCAAGCTATCCTCGACATCTTGGGCATTCCCAACAACACCCTCATCAACAACGCCCTGTTCGAGGTCGCAGCCGCTGGGCTGCGGTCGGTCTTCCTGCAGGACGCGGCGACTGATCCCACCGTTGCGGGACAGCTTCGCAGGGTTGGTACGACGCTGAGGTATCATACGGGCGCCGCGGTGATCACCATTGGCGAGCCGTTCCCGTCGGGCACGAGGATGATTTTCAACCAGGCGACCCCGCCGGTGGGCTGGACTCGTGTGGTTGACGCGGCGAACACCGACGCCGTGGTGATCCTGCGGTTGAACAATGAAGTGCCGGGGGCTGGTGGGTCGTGGACCGTTAGCGGGCTGACGTTCACCGGTAGCGCACTCCCTGCGCACTCGCACAGCCTGCTCAGTAGCTCCCAGGGGGGCCCGCCTGCGGGCACCGCGTGGGTGTTCGCGAATGATCCGATGAATATCCACACGGCGGGGACGTTCACTGGGCCCGCGGGTACCGCTGCGCGGCCCGTTACGGCCTCGGTAAGCGCCGGGACGCCATCGGGAACAATTGGCAGCGACGGGTCGTGGCGCCCCAAGTACGTGGACTGCATCGTTGCGTCTAAGAGCTAAGATGTGCCCGCTGCTAGGGAAGGACTGCGTGGAACACAGGTGCAAGTTTTGGATCCACGAGGAGTGGGTAAACACGCAGACCGGTGAACGACGTGTTGGGTTTGAGTGCCTCTTCGTGTTGCACTATCAGCTTGCTCGGCAGGCTGTGGTCGAGACGATTAGGTGCCAGGCGTCGAGCGACAAGGTTGCCACGGTGGTGCACGAGGGCTTCGCCGGGTTGATGGAGCTCGCGCACCAAGCGAGGGCGTTAAATGGCTGACAAGGTGGACGAGGCACCCGTTTTGCTGCCCGACGCCACGGCCCTGTCGCTCGAGCTGAGCAGGCTGCTGCCGTTGATCGCGTTCCGGGTCAACAGGAACATCTCCGAGGTCGTTGCGACGGCTGCGCTGCCTGCCGCTGGGGGGCTCGACGACGGGTCGATCGTTGTAGAGGACACGGGAACGGGATTGAATTTGGTGGTGTACGCGAAGGGGCAGAGGTTCAGGTTCACCGGGACGGCGTTCTGATGGCTCAGGTGGTCGTGTCGTTCGTAGGTAGGGGTACGGTGAAAGGCACGGCAAGGCATCTGGTGCCTGAGGGTAGTGTGCCGGTGTCGGATAACATGAACTTCTTCAAAGGCGAGTGGTCCGTCGCCCCTGGGTACACCGGCTTTGCCCCAGGCGAGTTGGCGGGCACGAGGATCATGAACATTGGCACGGGGGAGGACGAGCTCGGCGGCGTCCTGCTGGTGGTGGCGACGGACGACAAGGCTTACGCGTGGAACGGCACCACCTTCGTGAACATCACGAGGCAGGAGCTGGGCGTTGACGTCGACTTTACGGGCGGGGAGCACGATTTGTTCTTGGACGAGGTAGGCGTGGCG